TCGGATGCGGAGCGAAATGAGAAATTACACCCAGTTTCTGCTCTTCAGTTTCCGTCAATCAATATTTTAGTTCGCGGCGGAAAATGTAATGTTGTTGTTCATGATCAGCAGTAGACCACATACGTCCAAGTGGTGTACCATAAAAATCATATGTCATTTTTACTAGCAAAGAAATCGTTGATGTCATGACTTGCAGCGTCACGACCGACCCCCGCTTCACCCTGCCAATGAACACGCGGCCGGCGGCAACGGCGACCAGATCAGAATCGCCAGCAAAAAAATAAACTTCAGTGACTATACCATAAGTGAGAGAATCAATGGGCTCCCAGTGCTCTCAAAGTAATGTTGTGAGTGGTTAACCAAGTCACCAAGTCACCAAGTCACCAACTTTAAAGTTTTTCATGATCTTCTCCGTTTTCACTGCATATATACTACATTAGGAACGAATTAATGTCAACACACCAGAGAAAACTCAATGAATTCATGGATTTACAACGGAGTGCCTATAACAGATGACGCGATACCAGTAGGGTCTATTGGATTCATCTATAAGATAACACAAAAAACAACGGGGAAATGGTATATAGGAAGACGTTTACTTACAAAGTCAGCAACAAAGACTGTCAATGGTAAGAAGAAGAAAATCAGAAAAGAGAGTGACTGGAAAGACTACTGGTCATCCAACGATGAAATCAAAGGATTAGCAAAAGCCGATCCGAATCAGTTTGAACGAAAAATATTAATATTCGTCACTACGATGGGAGCCATGGCATATTCGGAAGAATGGGCACTTTACAAAACTGGTGCCCTGTTTGATCCATTATGCCTGAATGGAAATATTAGGGCAAAGATAATGCGGAACTGGTTCGCCAAGACTCCGAATCTTCATAATGAACTAGAAGCAGCGTTAATCTGATTCTTGTGTTACATCCTCATCGTTGACTTCTAGATCAGCCCCGCATAATGGGCAATGATGTAGAGGTTCATCCCCTTGATACGATACACTGAATTCTGTATCACATTCCCAGCAAAAAATCTTTATTTTCATGTCTTTGTATACTGAGTTGTTTTAACCTGATATTTAGTAAAATAATTCAGGCCAGCATCGCTTCGATATTGATCTTTCCATACAACATGTTCGATACCAGATTTTTTTATCAACTTTGCGCAATGAACACATGGGTTGTGGGTAACGTATAAAGTACACCCATTGAGAGAAATCCCCTCTTTGGCAGCCCAAGTAATCAAATTTTCCTCAGCATGAGAAACCTCATCTTTGGTCACGGTATAATATTCAGTTTTACCGTTCAAACCATACTCATCAGTTACCCATCGAGATTTTGTTTCTTCACAACAATTGTCCGATCCAGTAGGCGTACCATTCCAAGAACTTAGTATTGGGCGATTATCCCGAACAGCAGTAGCACCAACTTTCAACCTGTTGCAATAAGACATTTCGGACGATCTTATTGCCAAGTCCATGAAGTAATCATTCCATCGATTCATTAGATTCCTTCCAAATACAATATTCCACAGTTTCACATTCGCCAGAATCTAGTCTCGCGGGACAACCGATATGTTGAGGCTTTGAACACATTGGTCGAAAATTCTTGAATTCTTCATGAACCTCCGGCACGGGGTGATATATGTTTATTAGTTCATCAAAACTGTTAACTTCCTTTGGAAAAATATATCCACAACCTCCAAGAAACTCGAAGAAATATTGAAACGCCTCATCCCACGTCATATCTTCCCTGAAGATACTGCGTGTCAATGTACTTTCATCATCAGAATACTCAAACTTTAGCATTATTCATCCTTTCAAGAATATTAAAATTGCAACTGTTATAATCAAAAATGGTATCACTGGGCTAAACCAAGAAAATATATTTGCGAGTACAACCGCACCTATACCTACACCAAACAGTTTTATCGCAAATGATTCATATGTCGATTTGACCTTGGCTGCTCGCGTCGCTTGTTCCTGTTCTTCTTGAATGCGCTCGTTACATATCAAAACCGGTTTTCGTTTGTAATATTTGCGACCCGTGTTATATGAGACGCCACCACCGGTTTGTCTTCGGCTACCATTCTTTCCACCACTTTAACCGTGCATCGACCCGCGATACGTTGTCGAACCACCCGACTTTCCAGTTACTACCCAGATTTCGCGCTGTTGCATGTCGGATAACTCATGAAACTCACCGCAATAATAACAATAATCGCCCCAAACGCGACCATGATCAATAACCTTTCTTCAACCTATCTACATGTATCACAAAATTTTCCATGCTCAAGTAACTCATGGATGAAATGATTGACACGGTTTTTTCTAGGTCGGTCATATTCCTGTCCGCGTAAATATCCATAACAAGTTGAACCATTTTGTTCGTGACCAAACCCTTTAGTTCTTCATAATTCATGCCGCCGGAGTCAAATTCTCTAACTCCATCAGCAAGAACCAGACTATGTTCATCCACCATTTCATCTACCAACTTCAATAAATTTGCATAACCAATATAATCACTCATTTTTCTTCCTTCCGGCTTCTTTTATCTGCTCTATTGTCCGATAACATCCAGTGCAGTAAGTGCCAGAATCGTCTAACTTACACCGCTTCTGGCACTTCCTTGGTAGATATGTCGGGGCAGTCCACAAATTGATCGCGGAGAAAATTAGGTCTGCCCAGTTTGTCATCATCTTACCTCACATGCTCCGCCCGCACATGCGGGCTCTGCTTGTAGATTCACATTGCTTCCGTCTTCCTCAATAACGTTGACAAGATTTATCGCATGAAGATGTTTTACAATCTCGTTGAACTGATATTCGTCTATGTCTTCAAAAGGAGCTTGAATGTAAGAACCACCGGCGTAAGGTAGAACAGAAATACCGTTGTACGTGTGACGATTCTCCCACATCCAGTCTCCACAATCATCCCATTCGTCATCTCTCAGTGATATCGTGCAAGATACGTTGTTGTGATTGTCTCCATCATTATGACCCTTGTGAATCCATTCAAGATTGAATTTCTTCACACGTTCAAGAAGGTCCATGTAACTCTCTGTGCGAAGAATCGAACCTTCTGGAGCCTTTTGTGGGAACGAAATCACCGCTTGGATATGTGGCATAAAGTGGTCGTCTGCAACCAACTCTGGAAGATTTTCAATCATGTATGTGTACAATGATTCGTTCTTACCAACGCGAATTCGACGGAGGTAGTAATCGTTATGCCATGCATGGATGCCTGATGCTGAACCAACAACAAGTGATGTTGTGCCTGCAGGTTTGATAACGGTAGTTCTCGCGGCGGGATTGATTCCGATCATGTTAGCAACACGAAGATTTTCTTCCTTGACCACGTTTGCTGCTTCTGTCAGATCAAGTTTTAGAACCGCACCTGAACCAATACCAGTCAACCCAACGCCGATCAACGCATCAGCTTTGGTTGTTTCTTCCCAAATTTGTCTCAAGTAATGGAAACTCGTATATCCAGCTTGAAGTGTTCCGATGAATGCGGCAGATTTGACACGTGCGTTTAGTTCTTCCTGTGTGTCGGTGTCGGATACGTTTACCTCTGTAAGATTACAGAAAGAGTATGGGCGCAGGGCAACTTCACAACAGGGATTAGTTCCCCAATCTAGATTATTTGTCCAATAAACGCCAGGTTCACCGGCGCCAGATTCTTGAGTCTTCTTCCACAGTGCTTTGAACTGTGATTCTGTAATGTAATCACGATGCAGGGTTACCGAATTGTTTGCTCGACCACGTTGAGGATTCAGTTCCCACCACGCTCCACTCTTACATGTCAGCATGTCAACGTCATCAGCGGAGAACAAGGAAATCATGGCAGCACGTCGAATACCTCCAGCAAGAACAGCGTCGGCAATGTGACAAGCAATGTCATGGGCTTCAAGAGGAATCAGCTTTCTGCCGATCGCATTGTTTAGCACACTACGTACCTTGTCAATACAAATTCTGAGCGGGTCTGGTCCGGGAGCCTTACCCCCAGAAGTGATCAGTCTTGCTCCCTTGGGACGAATATCACGGAAGTCGAAAACTGGTTCAGACTTGTTTTTGAAGTATGCTTCCATCAAAACTTTAACCGCATCGGACCAACCCTCAATGGAGTCGCCGACTAGAAAACGTCGATATTTGTTCTTGGGTCCAACGACCATCGGTAACTTTTCAACTTGAAACTTCTGTACGCCGATGCCTACGCCAGTTCCCGACAACAACAAGAACATCGTTTCGGAGAAGGAATCGGAATGATCAAGTGGGAGATAGCTACAATTGTAAATCCTTGTGTTACTTAATTCGATTGGGCGACCACCAAACTGTAGCGATCGCATTGAAGGAAGAACCTTTTTGGAGGTAACAAAGTTCCGGTAGATCTTCTTGATTTCTTCCTTTAGTTCCGGATACTTGCGAATATGCATTGCCATGTTTCGTTCAGTCAAGTCTTGCCAGTTCTCTCTACGCTTTAGTTCTGGAATGTACTTCGCATATTTCAAAAAAACCGTTACATCACTTAAAATTTCTTGAGTCTTATCCACGTTTTATCCTTATTTTCCTGTTGAGCCAAATCCCCCAGTTCCCCGATCAGTATCAGATAATTCAGTCGCGTAAACCCAGTTGATTTTTGGCACTTCACACAAAACGATTTGTGCAATCCTATCACCATCATTGATAACTTCATTTTCGTAGGAGACATGTTGTATCCCTATTGTGTAGTTATGCACGGCGTCTGCCGTGTTTGTCATGATAACTTTAATTTCTCCACGATAGCAAGAATCAATCGTTCCTGGGCTGTTTGCGACTCGCAACTTCGTTTTTAGCGATAGACCACTTCTAGGTCGGACTTGGATTTCATATCCATCTGGAATCTCAACAAACACCCCGGTAGGAACTAGAACAGTTTGCCCGGGAGCAATACTTATGCTTGAAGTTTCCAAGTTTGCACGAATATCCATGCCGGATGCACCAGATGTTTCGTATTGTGGTAGCTTATGCTTTGATTTGTTTACGATTTTTACGTTGATTTGACTCATAAAATATTTTTCCTTATTTGTTCAAAACCGCTTCGTGTTCGGCGGCAGTATAGTTTAGTACATCATCATTTGCTACGATACACATTGAACCGGAACGATCCAACAGATTTGTCACGTGTGTATAGTTGTTTTTCATTTACATCACATCTTCATAAGTTACTT